ATAATATGCGGCATCACCCCTAACTTATAGTCTGAATCGTTTTTTAAATATTTTTCGATAATCTCATGTACAGCTGTACCTCGATTAGCTGCGTATTTAGATATTCTATTTGCTTCGCCTTCACCAACACGCGCTCTCCATTCGGCAAGACTTGTTCCAGATAGAATACTGAGCACTGTAGTGATGGACGGATATCTATCGCCATCAGGCCCGATATAATACCGTCCATCGTCGGATATAGTGTTTAAATCAGAATATCCCATTTCAACGGGAATATGATTAAACATTATATCTTCAACCTCTCTTTAGTCATAATATAATCTCTGACAAAACCTGATCTAACGATATCTTCAGGTGTAAATGTGATCGTAACCATCTTTGTTAGATGCTCGGCAATCTCCATAAACTTAAACAGCCCATTTTTATCTACACGGGAAGTTAAGTCAGATTGGTAGAAGTCGCCGCAAGTAACCAATCGCGAGTCTTGACCTAATCGAGTAACAACTGAGTCGATTTCGTGAAAGGTTAAGTTCTCGACTTCATCGATAATGACAATACAATTCTTCAAGGTAATACCACGAATGAACGAGGTAGAAATAAACTTAATAACGCCTTGATCTTTTAATCGGTCATAAGCATTCGCCGTTTGGAACAAGTCATTACAAATAGAGACATATGGTGCTTCATATACGGCGCTCTTTTCGTCCTCATCTCCTGGCAAAAATCCCATATCGCGGGTAGGTACAATAGACCTTACGATAACGACTTGATCATATGGAGTACCTTTGTCCATAACAACCTCTAAAGCCATACCTAGCGCGAGAAACGTTTTACCCGTACCTGCTGAACCGTTTAGTATTAGATGATTACCTCGCTGAAAAGCGTCAATACTGTCGGCTTGCCTATCAGTCATCGCTTCGAACTCTATTAAGTCATCAAGCTTCAACTTAGCTGGAACTCGTGTTTTTAATACCCTTGGTGCGCCCATTTATTTTCTCAATATTAGTAGTGTGTCAATAAGAACTGTCTCGTTATCCTTTAAGCCTAAATTACCGTCAAGATATTGTAAGGCATTAAATAATTTAAGCCTCATTTCATCCCGTTCTCTAAATACTTCGGGTAGCCAATTAGCTAAGGAAGCTAAACTATCTATACCATTATTATTAGCAGTTTCTGTCAAAGAGTTTAGCGTTGTCTCTAGAGTTGCTAAGTTATCCTCTATCTTGTCGATTTCAGAACTAAGTTTTTTAACTTTATTATCAAATAATTTCATGATACTTTCAAACCTCCTACTAAATTAAATCTACCGATCGCGACTAAACCCCAAACGTTTATCTGAAGCATTAGCCGATACTTGGCGTGCGTCAGGTCTTCGCCATTTTTAAATGGGTCGCGTAAAATTATAAACACGCCCTCTATTTCACCCCTATACAAGTCACCACTTTCGATCACATCAAACTCGCTATCATTATCAATCTTGGAATTGATATACTCATAAAGGCCATCTTCCATATACGCTTCTGAATTTCTCTTCAAGCGGGCAGTAGCCACAACCATATAACCTATACCAACTTCACACTCATAATTAACGCTCATAATATATCTCTCGCTTTATGTCCATTTATCTATCATCGGGCCGCGAACAGCATGATGACTTTTTATTTTCTGCATCGTTTCTTTAAAAGCACTTGTCGGTTTTAGTCCAACGCCGCTAACTATCATTGGTGAACTGATAACCAACGATACATCAGGATTTAGCTGTAAGTGGTGTTCCATGTCGGCAATGCTCATATTGTCGTCATACTCTTCTTCGGTCTCTTCGTTCTTAAATCTATATATTGGCATTTATATCCACTCCGGTCTAGGTCGTCTAGTCCACCGCATATCGATGGTCTCGGTTTTACTGATGTAATACTTACGATAGGCCTTAACAACATTAATCTCTTTAAATTTACTAGGCATAGCAAGAGCAATTCTGCTACGCCCCGCAGGAACATTTAAAGGGCAATGAGCTAAGGCTGTCATTAGTCTCGTTTCGCTAAGGTGCGTTCTACCATATCTATATGTATATTCTTTACATAAAGACGCGAAGTGTGAATACAACCACTGGTAGTTATCGGCATATGTACGCGCCCATACAGTAGATGGATGATAAGGGTGGGTAGCTTTATAAAGTACGTCGTTATCTTCTCCAGAAACTTCCCAAGATTTTATTCGGCGACCGTTTTGAGATGTCACCTTCACTTCCGTACCTTCACAAACTCGATGAGCAGTACAAAGCATCTGAGCAGATTCTAGTATCATCTTAACAACGTGTTTATCGCATTGCATTCTAGCAGATTCTAGAGGGCTTTCGTCTATGTAGAAGATGTTCATACTTTATCTGATATTTCTGGTTTAGTCCGTATGATATCTACTATCATCATATTTCGGATAGCTTTTTGAGATGCCCATTCGTTAGGCATAAGGGCGAGTGCGGTATTTATTACTATTACGCAAAGTTTTGTTCTCAATGGCTTCATAATGTAGTCTCTGTTCGATTGATTAAGTACTAATTATACGCCTTTCAGCGTATAAAGTCAAGAACTTTCTTATATAAATTAGTTATATCAACTCCCTATTTTATGAGGTCTTCTTCTATATCAGATATTCTAGAGTTTAGGTATTCTAGTTTGGCTCGCATTCGGTGAGCGTGTTCATCTTTACCTTCTTTCTCTAAACGAAACATGAAATGCTTTAATTCTTTTGAATCGCGTTTTAGTCGTTCTATCTGGGGTGCCATAGGTATGTTCCAAATTATTTAAGTAGACATAATATGAATTCTTAATCGCTACACCTCCTATATTAAAATAAGGCCGCTTTTGCCACGGCCAAGCTTATTATTATAGTCCTTTATTGTTATTCATTTAACCTTTAATTAATCCCGGGAAAGCATCAACAACAAGCTTCTTGGTCAACCCCTTATATTTTCCTGTTAGCTTACCGTCTTTCATCAATATCAACAAGTCATACTCCTCAGGATGAACGCGCCTAAGTATGCGTAAAAACTCATTTTCGATCGTATGTTTTGGCGTTTTTTGCTCTCCGCTTGTTTTGATGAACTTAGGAAAGTTTCCTAGTAACAACGACAGATAAACAGGCCGAGCGCCTTTGAGATCAATTTTCTGAACATCTGGATCACCTGCAGGCAAATTAAATTCTAATGATGGATCGAAGCCGCCGCGCAATACTCCCCGCAAAGCGCTGCTATCATTATCCTGTAGAACTTGAATCTTTAACTTCTTATTTTTTGCCTCGGCAACTGCATCCAATACCGTAAAAATATACTCTTTGTTTAGGGTTGACATAATATCTCAAATAAGTTTAATGAAAATCAGCTACGCAACCTACAAGTAAGCGGCAGCGGTTCTTGATGAGATAATTAAGTATCTTCATCTTTGAAGCGACTTTGGCCCCTTCAAATCTATTTATAATATCTAACTTTACGGACTCTGGAGTCTCGGCTAAGTCAATCATGCGTTTATTTCTTAGATAGTTGCGATAAACTTCTTCACCCATAACTGCTTCGAGGTTGTCGAGATTCTGTAACCAAACATCGATCTTCTTCTGCGTCAACGGGGTCTGTCTAATGTCATCGACAAATACGTTGTCGCCGTTTAGTACGCTTGGTACGCCATCGCTCGAATCGCCTCTGAAGACATGCTCATGAAGTTTCAAGTGGGGTTTATCCCAGACAATCATCTTCTTAGTCTTATAAGAATATTGCTTGACGTTAGAATTCTTCTGAAGTTGACCAAAGTCTTTATCGGACGATATGATCATTACTTCTTCGTGTTGTCCAAACACTTGAGTATAGTCAACGAGTACCCCGATAATATCATCGGCTTCGGCCCCGTTAAGGCCAACCACTTTCCAATGAAAGTTTTCGGTTATTTCATTAGAGACTTTAGAGATCATACCGAAAGTTTCTTTCCAGTCTATGCCTGATTTAGACTCTTGCTCAATATCTCGTGAGGCACGTCGTTTATGCTTGTATTGCGGAAAGTCGTTACGTCTCCATGAACCTCCATCGAGACATATAATCATTTCCCCATAAACTTTGCGATACTTCTTGTTGTACATACGAAGGCTGTTGAGAATGTTATGTCTCAAGAAGTCTTCGGTGACTGGGCCTTTACAAGTATGTACGTGACCCATAACAACGCCTAAGAAATCTACTAATATAATAATACACCTTCCTTCTTTATCAGTTTAAGTAATTAAGTAACTATTATACTACGATTTCTTTTAAAAGTAAAGCTTTATTTTACAATCCGCGCTTTTTCTTTTCTGCCTTCGCTGCTGCCAACTTCTTTGCTTCAGACGAACCGACTTCTGGTGGATTATCGTCGTATTTGTAACACATAGCTATAAGTTCTTTGTCAGTCATGGAGACGACCGATTCTGATAACAAACTGCGTATTTCTTTAAATGACTTCATTTTTAATTAATCCTTTGACGTGATTTGCGTGTAATTTACATCCGATAAATCTATTATAGTATTCATCGGGCTTTAGTAGAACCTCAAACTCAAACTGCAACTTGGCCTCAATGTATGATTGCTCACCCTTCGTCGTACACAGATGAAGAATCTCGCGAGTGAATCGATCTTTTCCAGATTCTTCGATCAGGTTAGTAACCCACTCTGAAGAGCCGTAATAAGTTTTCCAATCGGTTTCAACTATTTTAGTACGTTTACGCTTTTTACCCTTCAAAGGGGGCAGCTTGCGTTTTGATATCAGCCCTTTCTTACCGATATACTTCATACCATTAAAGGTATCAGTTATTTGATATACAAAACCTTGATACTCTCCGATATCTTCAGAAGTGAATTCTTTACCCTTATACATCCACATTAGCTGAAATCCAACTCTTCGATTATCTCCTCGCCGCAACAAGGGTGATATCTCACCAAGTCTTCGCTATACTCTTCTAAAATAATGACTGTATATTCAATCGAGCATGTTTCGCACTCAACAGTTTTTTCGCTCATAAACTCATCCCATTTAGCTCTTTTAAAGCTATCCATTGTTGTAGCTGATCGAAGCCACCGATATGTTCATCGGCGCTCCCATCGACTAATTGAGGAAAGGTTTTCCCATCAGGAAACCTACTAATAAAGTCTGCCTTGCTGTAATGACTACCTAGCGAAAACTTTGTATAGTCATAACCATACTTATCTAGTTCTTCGCAAGCTTTTTTACAGTATCCGCAATCCTCTTTACTCCACATGTAAATCATAATGTCATACCAGAGAATGTGTTTTCATCAACGTCTTGAGTGACCCCACCAAGAACGTAGCTAGATATTTCAGTTTCTTGTGGCGCTACTTGAACCGAGCCACCGCCAATCCATTTATCAACCCACGGTAACGGGTTAGACGATCCAACCTGATAAGGAGAAATATAACCTAATGTCCTCATACGCTTTGCGGCGATCCACTCAACATACTCGCCAAGCAACTTAGCATTTAGGCCGATCATAGATCCGTCCTTAAACAAATACTTAGCCCACTCTTTTTCTTGAGCAACAGCATCGCTAAACATTAAAAGAACCTCTTCTTCACATTCAACGCGCAACTTAGCGAAATCAGGGTCCTCTTTAACCAACAGCTTTAGTATAGTCTGGCTTCCAGCCAAGTGAGTATTTTCATCACGCGCGATAAATTTAATTATCTTTGCGTTGCCTTCCATTTTCTTTAACTCAGCAAAAGCCCACGAGCAAGCAAAACTCACGTAAAATCGAACACCTTCTAGAATGTTTACGCTGTTAATACATAACCAAAGTTTTTTCTTAAGCTCGCGCTCAGATATAACAATATCCTTACCGTTGACGATATGATTACCAACGCCAAGCAAGCTATGCCATTTCGAATACTCGATAACATCATCATAGTATTTCGATATGGATTCTGCGCACTGAGTAATCTCAGGAATATCTAACATCTCATCAAATACTTTTGATGGGTTCGGGTAGATGTTTCTTATAATATGAGTATACGATCGGCTATGTATAGTCTCAAAGAAAGACCAAGTTTCTATCCAAGCTTCTAGTTCAGGCAAAGAACAGTCTGGCAATAAAGCCAGAACTGGTGATCTACCTTGAACCGAGTCTAGAACAATCTGACGATACAGATTAGACGTAAACACGTGTTGTTCAAATGTTACTAGTTTTACAAAGTCGCTACGGTCCTTAGTCACATCAACTTCTTGAGGCAACCAAAAGAACCCTAGCTGCTTCTCAGTCAACTTATCTAGTATAGGGTACTTGACTTGATCGTATCTAGCAACGTCAACTGGTTCATCAAAGAACATAGCTGACTCAAGATGCGATTTTAATTTTCGTTTAAATACTGCCATTTTAAAGCCTTATATGTGGCAAGAGTCGCAATCTTCTTCGTCGTCGATCTCGCTAGGTAATTCGGATTCATATTCTATTTCGCCTGACTGATCAAAAGTGTTATTATAATATAACAACTTGCCGCCAAACTTATAAAAATTAATCAAGTCTTTCATTAACTGACTCATCGGAACCTTACCATCTGGGAAGTGGGCAGGGTTATATGAAGTATTCACGGAAATAGCTTGATCAACATATTTTTGAAACACTGCCATGATATTTAAGTATCCCTCTGGCGTTTTATGATCCCATAGCAAGTGGTATTTATTTTTTAATTTATGATACCCCGGGACCACCTGAGCCATCACTCCATCTTTAGATTGCTTATATGAAACAAGCGCTCTTGGCGCTTCGACGCCGTTCGTAGAGTTACTTATAATAGCAGAAGTTTCAGCAGGCATAAGCGCCATCAGGGTAGAGTTTCTGATTCCAGTATCTTTCAACTGCTCTCTTAGTCCAGACCAATCCATACGCTCATTATTAGGAATAAGCATATCGACTTCTTTCTTGTAAGTCATATTTGGCGTAACGCCAAGACTATATTTAGTTTGGTTATTTAACGGACAAGCGCCCTTCTCAGCAGCTAGGTCAGCAGAAGCTTTGATCAAGTAATAAGACCAAGCTTCTGCGTACTCGTCAACAGTCTCTAGAGCGCCAGCGTCGTACTTTAAACCACGTTTAGCCAAGAAATAAGCAAGGTTTATAACTCCCACGCCTAATGGACGACGATTCTTGGTAGATATCTCTGCTGCGATTATAGGATAATCTTGATAATCTAATAAAGCATCTAGGCCCCGAACAGCAAGTGCGCAATACTTTTCGAAGTCTTTAGGGTCGTTGATCATACCCCAATTAATAGCGCTCAAAGTACATAACGAGATTTCACCATTAGGGTCATTGATGTCATTTAACGGCTTGGTTGGAAGCGTGATCTCAGTACATAGGTTGGATTGTCGAATGACTGCTAAAGCGGTAATAAACGAACTATGGTCATTACAGTGATCAACGTTCATTACATACATTCTGCCTGTGTCTTTTCGTTGAGTCAAGAAAGTATTGAACAATTCGATAGCAGGCATATAATCTCTAGCAGCAACCGACTTTCTACGGATAGATTTATCATTCTCGTACTTGACATAAAGACGCTTGAACTCTACTTGATCAGCAAAGAATGCTTCATACAATCCTGGCACGTCACTAGGCGAGAACAAAGTGATATCGCCGCCCGTTAATAAGCGCTCATACATTAGCTTATTGAACTGAAACGCATAATCCATATGACGCACGCGAGTCTCTTCTGTACCTTTACTATTCTTCAATACAACAAGGCTTTCAAACTCGATATGCCAAGCAGGAAGGTATACGGTAGCCGCTCCACCCCGAACTCCGCCTTGACTACAGCTTTTTACCGACGCTTGGAATAGTTTCAGGAATGGAATCACGCCCGTATGGACGACACTACCGTCACCTATCTTCGAGCCAATACCGCGTATAGCACCAGCATTGATGCCTATACCAGCTTTCTTTGAGATATACTTAACGATAGCAGACGATGTAGCATTAATTGAATCGAGGCTGTCGCCAGACTCTATTAAGACGCAAGAACTAAACTGTCGCGTCGGTGTTCGTACTGCTGCCATGATAGGCGTAGGCAAAGATATATGAAACGTCGAAATCGCATCATAGAATTCTTTGACATAAGCCATTCTAGTATCTTTAGGGTAAGCGCCAAACAATGTCGCGCTTATCATCATGTATGCTATCTGCGGGGTCTCGAATAACCGACCTGTTGAACGATCTTGGACTAAGTATTTGCCTCGAAACTGTTCCATAGCAGCATAAGTGAATAGCTCATCGCGGCTGTGTTTGATAAAGCTTTCAAGCTCGTTTATTTCATAATCGGAATATAAACCAAGAGTGCCTATATGATTATAGAACTCTTTGTCGTATACACCAAGCTCAATATTAAGTTTGATTACCTCTTTGATGTGTGGCGGCTCGAATGCGCCGTATATTTCCTTGCGTAGCTTATAGTTAATAAGACGCGCAGCAACATACTGGTAATTTGGAGTATGTTCGCTTATTAAGTCTGCGCTGGATTTGATTAATAGTTCATGTATAGACTTTGCTGTTATCTCATCATACAGCTGAACATTAGCTTTCATTTCAATTTCAGATATCGATACCCCGTTAATACCTTCTGTTGCCCATTCTAAGACTTTATGTACTTTCTCAAGGTCGAAAGATTCGCGCGAACCATTGCGCTTAGTGATTGATATCGCTTTAACCATATTTTAGTTTCTCTGTTGTTTTATTTATATAAGTACGTATTATACCTTATATGCAGACAAAAGTAAAGCCTTATTTAATTAAAAATAAAGCTTGACTTTATGAGTAAAATAGGTTATAATAAGGAACCCCGCCGCAGCCAGAGTAGTAGTATTATTTTGGAGTATTACTTTCTGTTACAGCTCTAGGTAGTATCCCTTCGGGATTAAACCGTAGGTTTAGACTTACGTTATTTACTGTTTCTTTTATACTTATCAATAGCTCGTCCACCAAACCAAAATGCCATAACTGACGCGAATAATGCGCTAGTCTCTGGGTCCCATACAGACGCTATTGCCGTACTGACATCATTAGATTCTAGAGCCACTAACAAGGACGATACTTTTACTGCTACGAATAGACTAAAGAAAGCGTATGTAATTACGGGTCTTACAGACTTACTTAGGCCACCAAAGAATCCTTTACTCTGTTGTAGAGAAATATCGTGGGATATTAATCTACTATGTTCGCTATCCGTAGCTTTTTCTGACCAAGCTGCCAGATCTTGAATCTTTCCTTCTTTAACTAGTTCGCCACCAACCTTCAGTATTTCTAGTTTAGTCTTGTTGTCCTCTTTAGTCTTAAAGTGATCTATAACTGAGGGTACGGCTGACCCTGCGAAGCCTATCAAAGCGCCTATTAGTGATATCATTATTTAGTTCCTTTGTTTCGACGATACATCGACTCTGTATCATATTTATTTCGTCTATCTCGTTTCTTGAATCCATTAGGGTTCATATCGATATTACCCGAAGCAACTGATGTCGAAGGAGCCTCTTCGTCAACGTCTTCGTATTGAATAACTTTGCTTGTCGTTTTAAAGTCTTTTTTGCGCATGATAGTTTTGTTGATGATCTCGTACTCGTCTTTATTTCTATCATACCTAACAACTATTGGTAGATTAAGGTCAGATTGGATATCTTTCAATACAACGTCGTCGCCTGCGTTTTGCTTTATACCCTTCGCTTTTCTTTTAGCTATTTTCTTAAATAACTTTTGAATCTCGGCAACGCTGATATTAGGGTTGTTTCTACTATCATTCATACGATCAGCAAAGTGACGCGAGAACTCTACATCTACATCGAACTTATCTAGCAATCGATCGGCGAACTTCTCAAGGTCTTGAATTTGTTTTTGAGTGACCTCCTCTCTCATAAAGGTCTTAAAAGATTTCATTAAGCTGCGTGCCCCATTATGATTGGTTCAAGTTCTTGTATTAACCTAAACTTGTTAGGGTGTTTTTTAAATGCTGATCTGGCGGTTTTCTTTAATTCACCAAACACTTTTTTGAGTCTTTCTGCGTGATCTTTACCCTTAATTGCTGATCCATGAATATTAGCCGCGACTTCCCAACCAGTCAAGGCATCGATCATATGTATTGGTCCGGTCAATAGATGAAGCGTCATAACATCTATCTTTAGCAGAAAATCGACAAACTGCGACCTAGACATAGAATTAGCTATTTCTGATACTTTTTTCTTATCTCCTTTAACAGCAGCAATGATTAATCTACCAGCCCCCGCCGAGAACTTAGCAAGGTATGATATTAACCCATCATTGCGCTCGTCGTGTAGCCCGATCGCCTTCAATATACTAGATAAATCTTCTGATAAGAAATCGTTGCCCTCGTTCAGATCATCGTTGTGCTCTACCACGAATGCTAGTTTTACCATTGATACACAAGCATCGCGGGAGTCTTCGCTCATATATTCATTAAACGTCTTCATCTTGATATATCCTTAGATGTTACTATTAGTTTTAATTTTGTTGCTTTGTGTATGACTTCGTATACTGGACAACCGCATATCTCGCCTACTGGCTTTCCATCAGATTCTACCGAAACCCTAGAGTTTTTACGCGCAGCTAATTCTCCTGTGATAGGTGATACGCAATCTACTAGTAGATTATATGAACCGCTTGATAGTCTATTTCCTTCTATCACAAACCAATCTAAATCTTCTTGCAGATCATCTTCTCTATCTATACCCATTTCGCTGAGTATATGATCGATCTGATCATCATCTAAGCCTGCTTCTTCTTTTAGTAAATAGAGGGCTGCGGCATAAGAAGCTATCCTAGTTTTACCAAACGGCAGCTTCTCTAGTATTCGTTTGATGTTAAAGGCGAGTCGATCGAAAATCGTATATGCTGCTTTTTCTTCAGAAGTTTTTAAGTCGCGCGACTTCTTTAACACTTTACCGTCGGCGTCGATTATACCTAACTCGAATGCCTCCATGTCTTCCCATTTCTGGGTGAGCTTTCTGAGAAATTTGAATGTGAAGTAGGCATTAGCAGCCGTTGATATTATACCCATTATATTTCCTTTAGAGCATTGGTGATTTTAGCATCAACTGGTATCGACGGTAGTGCGCTATCTTCTAAATACCCGAGGTATGATATGAATGTCTTTAAATACGACCATTGCGACTTATCTATTTTAAAAAATAACATTTTGTGAGCGCCCTCGATACCAAAAACGTTGTATATCACAATCAAGTGATTAAGTATGAGTCGTTCTCTTAGATCGCCTTCGTCTTGATATCTGTTCAATAACCTTTTAAGGTATTTAATCCTATTCAGATCTTGGTAGAATTCTTCTGTACTCTCGCAACAGGGGTTGTCGTATACGTGGGTGGCGTACATAACAAAGTTGTTATGATCGATGGTATCGAATATTTTCATAAATAGCCTTATATATTAATTATAAAACTATTTATCTACTTTCTTTTTAGCCGCCTTCTTAGCAGCTCTTTCGGCTTTCTTTTTCTCAGCATCGGATACTTTTTCTAAAACAAGCGCTTCTGGTTTCGGATGATACTCATCTTTCGGTTCAACGTCTTGAGTTGGCTCGTCTGCTTCAACGCCGTTCCACTCGTCTTGCTGCGCTTGCGATAGCTTAACGCTTTTGAGATTCTCGCCGTTCGCTGCGAAATACCCATTAGCTTTAGCGGTTGCGTGTTTTAGATATGTTGGCTTGTTCATAATGTTACCTTTTGTTAGTTAATTCATTGACTAAATCGCGCAGAGTTTTTGATCGAATTCTTGATTCAGCAACTTCGTCGTCGGCTTCCCAATTCGCATCTACATAGTCATAAAATTCTTTTTCTTTATCGCCTTTAAGCTGATCTGGCTCTGTTACACCAAACTTCTTCATCGCAGCAGTGAAAAACTTCTTATATGCTTCTTTGTCACCAGACGCTTCTTTGATGACATAACCCTTTTTCTTGGCTACGCCGATACGCATAGCAGAGTTAGCGCCTTTCTTTAACTTAGGGGAGGCATTTTGATTTTTTAGAGCTTTGCTGTACCCGATAACATGATCTTTACTTGGCATATCGCTAACGCCTGTTCTATTGATATGCACCCAATCATCTTCGCCGAATGCTTCTTGGAAATCCGATAAGTTACCTTTGTTACGCTTTAACTGACCATCTTGGTCAAACCCGCGATCAGCATCTTTGGTTTTTGCCTTAGCTTTCTTGGCATCAGCTTCGCGATTTTCTTTCGCGCCTTCTGACACTTTCTGTTTCTTTTCTGGAATTGCTTTAGGTTTAACCTCACCCTCACCATCATTAGGCTTGATCGCTGCTGGGTCCCCTTTTGCTTTTTCTTTAGGCACATTTTCGTCACCGTCAGTGTCTGCTTCAGTTTCGTTTTCTGATTTGGTCTTGATCTTTAGCTCTTCTGCTAGCAACATTGATCGATATGCTTCTGATATTGTAGTCATTATGTTTCCTAGTATTAATTACGTTTTATGAATTTGTTATTTTAAGCCGTATATTAAGTAAGATGTGATAATACTTAATATTGCGGAGCCTATTAAAATAGCGCTTTTGTTTGTCTTTCGCGCTTCTTGAACCTTTACCGATAACTTATTGAGGCGATCGTTGTGGGAGTTCGTTAACTGTTCGAGTTGAAAAATCTTTCTCTCCGTCTCTTCAATCGAGTTAACGATAGCATTCAGGTTATCTATCTTTGCTTCAATTCTAACCAAAGCTTCATCGAGCTGATTCATATTGTTTCTCTAATGTTAGTTAGCGGCAAGACATCTTCAATCCATTTTCTGAGGTTTTTACCGCAAGCCGTTTCGACGATAAGGTAATTTGAACCCTTGACGCGAACCGTTACAAGTTCGTCTTCGTTGATAATGACACGATCGCCTTTAGCAAATAATGCGCCTTCCACATAAGCTTCACGAGCATCAGAAGTGGGCTTCAGTTTCAAGTGTTCTCTGAAACTTCTAGCCTCGGATAAACCCATACCCTTTCTAACAGCGTTTAGTAGATCGGTTGAACCTTTAAAACTTGAAGGTAGCCCACTGCTCCACGAGATTAGATCATTTTCTTTTGCCGCTGCTCTCATTTTAGAGGCAGACATTCCAGCAACGCCTTCGCCATCAGGGTCCCGATCTCCGGCAGAAACGATTTTGATGCCGTTTTTAAAGTTATAAAATCCATGTCTAGCTTCAACGCCGTTATATTTATTTGTTACGGCCTCGAACTCTGATACTCTATCGGAACCAACAACCATATTGATATCTGAGTAGCCTTTATCGTATAAGTCAACTAGTATATCAAACACCATTCTAATCTTTTTATCTAAGATAATGCTGCGAGCATACTTCGGAAATATTTTGCGCAGAAATTTGACCTTAGTTTGATAGTCTAGCGGATTCTTTTTAGCGTCGTTTGATTGACTAGAGTAAATAAACATGTCGCCACTCTTTGATACAGCGCTAACTTTATCTAACAGCTTGCCGTGCCCTGTCGTTGGTGGATTAAATCTACCGAACGTGAAAGTAGCCGTTTTTGATTCCTCTTCTTTGAGAAATTGCGAGAATGACTTCATTAATTTACCCTATTGATCTATCAGAAAAGAATTTATTGAAATTTGAGATCGATTTAGAAGGTATTCTGAACTTTTTAATAGCATCTTCCATGGCTTCGTTTTCGTCTTCGCCGTTTTCCATACGGTTAAGCGCATATTTGATACCTTTTAGCATATCGCCACTCAATCTCTGCTCTTGTCCAGCTGATATAGATGCCAAGGCATGCTTGTACGGCCCAACGCTTTCAGATAAAGACCCTATGTTAAGATCTGAAAAGAATTTGTTGAAATTCTTTGTCTGGCTAGGCCTAATTTTAAACTTTTTAATAGCATCTTCCATGGCTTCGTTTTCGTCTTCACCGTCTTCCATACGGTTGAGCGCATATTTAATGCCTTTGAGCATATCTCCGCTCAATCTCTGCTCTTGTCCAGCAGATATAGATGCTAAGGCATGCTTGTACGGCCCAACGCCTTCGTTGACTCCCTCTTTCTTAGCCCCGCCGCGCTTTTTCTCTAGCTCTGCTTTGCGAGTTTTAGGTAGTTGCTTCTTGGCTATTCGATCAATCATACCCTTTTTAGCATCAACGCGCTTTTCGAGAGCCTGTCTCGCACTAAAACTCAGATCAGCTTTATTTTTATCTTTTAATATCTTCTTTTCGACTTCGTTACGCGCCTGTTTACGAGCGCGTTTTTTAAGCTTATCTGGTGAGGCAATCTTATTTTCAGCTCTTCGTTTACCGGCTTTTATTTTAGCTTTGTTTTTACGAAAAGATTGTTTGGCTTTCATGCGTTGCTGCATGGTAAGCGCTTCACCTATTTCATCTGTTGCTTCTTGTATCGCAATGTCTTCTTGTAAACTATATTCTTTAAAACTTAGCATGTTTATTCCCATTCGGATGCTTGCCTACGATAAATGACTTAATTAAAAGCCTCAATGTATCTATATTTTTTGCCAACCCTTTAAAATACTTGGAGAGAAGTTATTGAACGAGAATTCCATTCGATCAACTAATTTGACGGCACCGCCTTTTAAGCGATCTATAGACACAAACCCTTCTGAACCAGTAACTTTAAATCCGTTAGTAGTTTTTATAAAAGTATTTATACTATTCAATTTATCTAGTTTCCTGATGATTATCATTTTAGCTTCGACTATAGCTAACTGTAACTCAAAAAGGAATACCAAGTTTGCTTTGTTATCTTTCGAGAAAAACTTTAAGAGATCATCGCGCTTATCTGCTTGAGCAGTTTTGCCTTTATCGGACTTTCGTTTGTCGATCTCTTTAGCAAATCTATCCTCAATGAACTTTATTAGACCATCAACGTGCTTTTTAGTATTCGTTATAACTCGACCGTCGCGAACAAGCGAATTGTTATATGTCTCGATAAGGCGCTGTAGCTCTGGATTCTTTTCTAATTCGCG